AGCATCTTCATCGCCTAAAGCGTCAAAGTCATCAGAAAGTTTTAATAATGCTTCCTCACCAGTCTTCTTAGTAATAGTTAAACCTATAGTTAATAGAGGCTTTAATCCTTTTGCTAATTTTTCATTAACTACCGATTCTTCTAATTCCTCTTCTTCCTCTTCTTCCTTTTTGTCAAAATCAGCATCTTTTTTAAGAGCTTTGATTTCATCATCATCCTTTTCAATTTCTGCATCATCAGATTTTACAGCTCCTTTGTAATGATCTTTCTTTTCTGCATCATCTTCTGAATCAACTTTAACATCTCCTTTATCCTCATCTTCACCGCCTTCATCTTCATCTTCCTCTCCCTTTTCGACGTCTTCTTCTCCTTCATCTTCATCATCCTCTTTTACTGATTTTACTGCTTTTTTAGCTTCATCAACTTCTTCTGATTCTGTTTCAGCTAATTCAGAAGGAGTCTTAGGGATTGTGTTATATTTTTCAGCTCTCTCAGCTTCAGACTCAGAACCAGCAGCTCCAAGTTCCTGAGGATTGCCAGCAGCAATTACATCAGCCTCGATTTCTCTCATTCTGTCTTCGTTTACTACCTTTTCTTTTTTTAGAGATTCTAAAAACGAATTCATTTGATCTTCAGATAGATCTGCTACCGAAGCAACTTTAAGTTCTTTTAATTTTTCTGAGAAAAGTTTATTAAACTTTTTTACTTTGACTTCCTTTGCTCGAGATTCTTTAATCGTCGCTCTTTCCTTTTTGAAGGATGAAAATTTTGTTAGTGCCATTATTAATGTTTTGTTTTAATTTAAGTTATATATATGATTAGTATTTTGGTCCGTCTATATTTGGTATAGCTCTAAAGTATCCATATTCTACATCATTATATGTTGCACCTGTGGTACCAACACCAGCTGCAGAATACCCAGCTCTCATATACAATGTTGTTGTAGAAGCACCACCTACGTAAGGGAAAAAAGCAAATTCATTTATTGCGATATCCATAATTTGATCTGTGTCGTATGTCGCACTAACCACATCAGCACCAACTGGTACTGTATTTAACGCAGAAACTCTAATGTTTGATGCATTAGTAGGTCCTAAGTTTCTAATATAAATATAACCCTTTCCATCTATACCGGTACTACCAGAAGTTGGACCGGCAGCTAAGTTAGTTCCAGCTAAAGGAGTTATGCTCCCATTATCGGCGTAAGTTGGTCCAATTGTTTTATAATTAAGTGAAGCATTACCGTTGATACTCAATTCAGCCGATTTATTTATGTACACAGAAGATGCGTCATATACACTAGTCGTTGTTAAAGCTAAATCATACTTTAGTTTTCCTGTAGTCTTTGCCATTGGAATATTCTATTTTTTCTTTTAATTATATATCTTTGACAAATCTAAACTTTTAATTTCGTAAGGAAATTTTTGATCATCGTAAATTTCTCTACGTTTTTTGGAATGCCTATATAAATAATTGGTAAAGCTTTCAAATCTAAAATCATCAACAAAATCTAATATAATAAGCTTATCTTTAGTCTCATGTTTTCTTAATCCACGGCCAATAGATTGTCGAATGATTACATCTGATTTGAAAGATTCTGTTAAGCTAACTGTATGTAAATTTTTGATATTTATTCCGGTAGAAAAGGTTCCGAAGGATGCCACTAAGATCTTCCCCTCACCATCTTCCATTTGTCTCTTATATTCTTCTCTAAGATCTTTATCGGTTCCTCCATCAATATAAAAAATCCGTCTAGTACACTTGTTCCGTAACTCATTTAATAAACTATTTCCATAATCAACTCGATAAAATAAAACCAATTGATTTTTTTTAACCTTTAATAAAGTATCTGTTATGAAGCTTAATCTAGTCTTATCATTCATTGCATAATTTTGCTCTAAATTCAAAAGACGTTTCCTATCCTCCTCGGTTTTAGTTAAAAACTTGAATGATTCTCTAACGCTATCAGGAGCATAATTCATTTCAATTACCTTAACTTCAACCGGAGAAATATAACCTTCTTTAATCAATTGAGCAGCGCCAACTCTTTGTATAACTGGGCCTGTGTATGCCATTAACGTAAGATTATCTAAACTATCAGGTTTCGGAAGTGTTCCACTAACTCCAAAAACTCTGTCGGCTACTTGACATTTTTCTAAAATAGTTTTAATAGAAGCGGCCTTTGCTTTATGAGTTTCATCAACCATAACTGTTGTATACTCATCAAAATACTCTTTCTTCTTTTTTACTAATGATTGATAAGTTCCTATAACTACATTAGCACCTTTACGAACCTTAGATCCAGAAAATATTTGTTGTATTTGCAAGTCTAAATCTAATGATCCTCGATTATAATCATAAAAATCTTCAGTAGCTTGAACAACTAAACTCACGTTAGGAACTATCATTAAAATCTTTCCTGTTTTCTTTTTTTCTATAAGATATCCAATGATTAAATAAAGTATCAAAGATTTTCCTGCTGATGTAGCTAGTTCAGCTAAACATGATTTATTCTTTATTATATTATAGGCTGTTTCTATTTGATATGGTCTTGGAGTTAATTCATGATCCTTGAACGTTTCATGTACCCATTTTGTAAAGTCTTCTTGTTTTTCAGATCTATCAAACCTTTCGTTGAGGCCATTAATTTGCAGATCAAAATTATATTCCTTACATGTATCTCGTATCAAGCTCCATAATCCAGCCGGAACATACATTTCATTTTTGAAATACGATATTTTACCATCCCACCAACCTTTCTTAACTCTAGGATCCCAACGCCAATTGTCTATACGCCTAGTTAATACAATCCTTAATTGATCTATTTCTAAATCGGATGCATCTCGTAAAGTTAATATCCTTCCGTTATGTGTTAGATCAAATATCATTAGTTGCTAATATGACTCTATTTTTTATGGCGAATCCCATTTTATCTAAAGTCTCGTTACATTGCCTATAGTATGCAACTTGAGATTCTATTAAATTTGTTTCTCTATTTCGTAATGACATATCTGACTTAATATATTCTAATATTTCTCTATGCTCTAATCTAACATCATGTTGAGTTTTATAATATTGATATCTCATTTTGCTATAATTAGAGTCGCCAGCTCGTTTTTTCCCTAACATTATAGTAAACTCCATTATTTTATCTACTATCATATGTCTATAAGATAACATATACGTTTGTGCACCTGCTAATTTATGAGGATCTTTAATATCTTTAATTAAACTTTGAATTTTTATTGACCACTCTGCTCGCTCGTTCTCTAACAAAGTTTCTATTTTTTCTAGTTTTTCTTCGCTTAAATCAGCCATTAAAATAAGTTTTTAGTTGTACCTGGCTTTGACCAAGTTTTTTTAATTTTTGTAATAATTTCAGGTTTCTTTGCTTTAGGTACGATAAACGTAGATCCACTATACTTATAGTCTTTAGTTTTTAAGTCTACAGGTATTTTGTAATTTTTCTCGTTAGTTTCTGCTTCGTCGTAAAATTGATCTAGTTCTTCGTTCACAAATTGTTGAAATTTCTTAAATGTTAATGAGGTCATACGGACTTGTTGTAAAGTATTTATCTAAATTTTTATATGCATTATTTTTATGAAAATAACAAAATCGTATTAAATCGTTAAAATCTTTACAACCCTCGATTCTGTTTTCTTTTAAGAATTTCTTCCACATAAAAACAGATTTCTTTCGCTTTAACTTCTGTTCCATGGTTTTTCTACCAATTGCATCGTTATCAAAAAAATATCTAGCAGTTATCATATCATCGAACATATCTGAATTTTTGTTTATACCGCTCAATGCAATAGAGTTATGTGGGAATAACAATGCATCGGTAGGGCCTTCAAAGATCGTAAATGTTCTTGATAAATCAACCTTCATTATATTATAATACAAAGAAAGTGTATTCATTTTTTCAACGCCTTCAGTTACATTAAATTCTCGTTTAAGTTCGCTATACATTTTTTCGATGGTATAGCTTACATATTTAGTCCTTCCTTTTGTAAAGTTTCTAATCTGATATCCTATTATTTTATCTTCATTTGTCAAATTAAAAACATATAATTGATTATCCTTATCACTCCAAGCAAAGTGTTTTATTCTCTGCAATAAAAATCTAGACTTTATAAATTTATAACCTACCGAACTTTTTTCAGGAATTGTTAATTTTAATTCTTTTATAAACTCGGTTCGATCAATAGATAATTTCTGCAAGCTTTCGAATACGCCTATTTGTAAATATTCAGTAGATTGTACAACTACTTTATTTTCTGCAATAAAATCTAATACAGTTCCAACCTCGGTATGATTAGTTAAACCATTTTCATAATCCTTTAATAATCGTAAGACATTCGTATGTTTATTGCAATTATAGCAATGGAACATTAAAGATTTCCAATAGACATTACCTCGTTTCTTTCTATAATTATCGGCAGAATCTCCACAGTAAGGACATGCGAAATTTAATCGATCATATCCTACCTTAATCCTTGCCTTTTCTCCATTAAATTCAGATGATAATACATATGAAAGTTTTTGAATAAGGTTATTTTTTATCTCTTGTGATAATACCGTTTTTGATTCCATAATTCAATAAACTAATAGCCCCTATTCAATTAAGAATAGAGGCTATTAAAATTATTATCCGACTCCGTTTAACCAAGCTTCCATATCATCATCGCCTTCAGGTTTTGATGCTACTTTAGTTTCAGTTTTTGCTGTCGTTTTAGGAGTTTCTGTTTTACCACTTTCCTCTGGAGTAAGTTTTCTATAAGATTCTCCAGGGTTTCCTGAAATATCTTGTAGAATTCCATGAAGTTTATTTCGTTGTTCATCATTCCACGCTCTATATTTGTAAACCGTTAAATCAGGAGATACGTTTAGCATTTCCATAATTTGCTTTTTACATTCAGCGTTATTTTCCATTGCAACTCCTTCAACTTGAACTGAAGATTTTGCTAAGAATTTACACTCGTCATAATTCCAATAACCACCTTTAAGAGTTACTTTTAATGAAAAATCTTTACCCTCAAACAAATCATATACGTTACATGGTTCTGTACCAGATAATTCGATATCTTCGATTGATGGTGAAGTTTGGCCATCGATGAATTTCTTAAGAGTTTTAGGGAATCTAAATACTTGAAGAGTTCCTTCTAATTCAGGTCTTTGTGGATCTTTAACAATTTGAATAATAGAGAAATAATATTCCTTCCTTCTAATTTTTTCTGCTTGTTTTTGATCGAAAGCCGATTGAGATTTCGCAAGTTTCCAATATGTATCACCGATAATAGATTTCTCTCCGATGGTTGTTGGGCAATCAAAATAACCTGCGTTACCTTGAGAATCCTCTAACCAATAAGAAAATTTCTTAACGATAGAACTTTTTGGATCTTTGTGGTTTGGTAAGAATCTGATAACCGATCGGTATACGTTATCTTTTCCTTCAGTTGGATTAGCTTTATATAAGCCTGGTCCTTTTGCTTCTGTTGTTTCTTCTTTAGTTTGAAAATCTTCTAAAGATAGATTGAATAAATCAAATTCACTCATAATTTTACACTTTATATTTTTAAGTTAAACACTTTATTTATAGACTATAACGTTGTGTAATAGCCATTAATTATTATATGTATGAACTAAAGTAAAGTTTCAGTAAATTTATTTATTCTTTTTTGTGCATTGTTGAAACTGCTTATCTACCTTTACATATAATAATTATCTTTAATTTTAAGGAATCTAATATAGAAAGAACAGATACAGTCTATTACAATGTTAGTCTGATCCTTTGAGTCGATCTTCCGTATATTTTAAGATAGCAAATGCATCGACAAGATCATCTATCGGTTTACTGACGTTATCACCAAAATCTACGCTACTAATATAATTATGAACGGCATCATTAATTAATAAAGAATCTGTCCTATCCCTAAAGGAGTTTACCATCATAGGCTTACCAGCGTTACCATTTCCTGTAAAATATTTCTTAACACTTTTAGGTGCTACTACCTGTATACCATTTTGACACACCATCATAAGTTTTGCTTTAAGAAATGTGTTATATGCAATTAAATCTATAAACGAATTTCCCTTAGATCCATAACTATAACCTTCGAATGTTATGATAGTATTAGAATCTCCGATGTATGGCTCTATTGCATTGATAATAATATCTGAATGTAAATTAGCATTAGAAATCTTAAATGACTGTTCATCTGAGTAATCAAGATCTTTAGGTTTATTTCGCTCATATCCAATAACATGAACATTATCAGAGGATTCTAATAATTCTTTATGTACAGAAAAACCCTTTCTACTTAAGTTTAGATTAGATACTATATTATACCAATCTAGTTTATTATTATGTTGAACGCAAATAGCGGTCGAGTTAATTGAAAAATCAATTGCAATAATTGTCATATATTTGTTTTTAATATCGATTAAAATTTCTTACCTATATTAGCACCTAACGCAGCTCCAACTAGTCTAGATGTTAATAAATCGTAAAGAATTCCTTTCTGAATTCCTAAAACCTTTGCAATCATACGTCCCATAGATTTACCAAGAGCAGCTCCTGCAAGTCCTCCTAAAATAGAACCAAACAACCCTTCGTTAGTCATCTCATCTTCAAAATTATCGATAGTATTGCCTTCAGCTAAAAACGTAGCTACCGCATCATCTATTTGCGCTTCTTCGCTATCGGTAAGATGATAGTCTATAGATTCTGCAAGTATTGTTGCTAAATCCTGTGGATCTTTGTTACTTAAATATTCTTCAAAGGTGTTCATTACTTTTAGTATTTTTATTTTATTTTTATATCTTCTGGTTTGATATCATCGTATGTAAATACCGAATTCATATCTCGCGGCAATAAAGGATCTTCGTGCCATGAATAAGCCTTGCCATTTATCTGTAAGATAACAGGATCATCGCCAAAATCAAAATACTGATCTAATTTTCTTGCAGCTCCAATCGAAGTAACCGCAAACACAGCTTTGTAAAGCTGTTCAGTTGAATTCTTTCCAGATAATCCAGATCCAAAAGTATCACTATGTGCATGTGCTTCTTTAGAAGACATACCATTCTTTAAGATAGCTTCTGCGTTTTCACGTGAAGTTTTATGATACGCTTTACCAACTCTTACAGATCCAGATGCTAGCCTAACAGTAAAGTCATTACCACTCATATAGCCAGCTGCAAGTTTAGTTGTTAATACACCATCATTAGATTTAGCCCATTTTTTAATTTCTTTTTCTAATTTAATTATTTCAGCTGGAGCCTTTTTAGTTCCATCGGGTAATTCAACTTGGACTAAGAAGGGCTCGCCATCTTCTCCATCCCTAACCGTTGGGTCAGGAAATCCTGCTTTAACAAATAGCTTAACCATAGCATCTGCAACTTTCGCTGATGAATGCGATTCATTTATAAATTGTTCAAACAGTAGAATGTTTTTCATTTAGTTTAATGTTTTTATTATATATTTGATATGATGTTAGGTACTTCGTGTATCTACTTTAGCAAAATTAGTTTTATCCACCTTTTTTGTAGGTAGCATTTCTAATTTAAGCGTGTTATATTGGAACGTTGCACTAAAAGTCTTAAATTCTTGCGATAAATTAGAATATGATAATTCGTATTCTGTTAGACCAGTAAAAAGAGTATCAATGAATAAAGCGGTATACATAACATTTCCTTCACTATCTAGTATCCTAACTGGTATAGATTCTAAAAATCTATCTTTATTCTTAAAATCGTAGTAATACAAAAGAGTATCTAACATTATCCAATAATTAACATGGCCATCTATCAATTGGAAAGTTATTTCAAATTCTTTAGTAAATATCTCTTGATAATTTTGAGATGATCTCCATCTATGAGTCCTTGCTGACCTAGTAATAGAATTACCTAGTGAGTTTTTAGAAAGATCCTCTCTAGACATCGGATTCTTTTTATCTGGTATTACCTGTTCTACCGGTGTATAATTCATAGTAGGTATTTTAACAGACTGGATTGTATAATTAACTAAATCAGTAACATCATTAATCATAGTAGGCATATTAAAAACATATGGTTCATACTTCTGGCGTATAGTTTCCGGTATAAAATTTCTAGGAAATTCTATCTTAAATAAATCGGATCTTGCATTTAGAAACATATCTTATAATTTGTTTATTTATTTGTGTTATACGGAGAATCTTTTGAAGTATTAACATTTGCTTGAGTAGCAGCCGGATCTACAGTTTGAGACGGTGTATTTGCATCCACGCAATCAACTTGCATACCATCTACACTAGCAACGTTAGCTAATAATGTTTGAGTAGCCGCTAACTCAGCTATTAATATCGCCTTTTCTGCTTCGGTTGTTGCCGCGCTCTCTAAAAGGCTATTTGAATTAGAGACTTGTAAGGATAAAGCCGCTTGCAAATCTTGTATAAGAATATTTTGAGTAGCGTTTAGTTGAGAATATTGAGAGTTTTCACTAACTATTATCGCATTATATTGTTCTAAATTAGATACTTGATTAGAGTATTCTGAAATACTTAGCTCTTGATCTACGATTTTTCTATCCTGATATGTTGTTACTGCGTCACCAACTGTAATAAACGATCCTGTATATAATTGAGTTTCATTCTCTTCGTTAACACATGAGATAGTAAATGTTGTATTATTATATTGTGATATCCTTTGACAATCTTTAGCAGGAACCTTAAATAGCACTTCTCCACTAGCCATTGAAATTTCTGGTGACATATAATTTAAGAATTTATTCACGGATCCGTTGTTAGTATAAAAATTAAGATATAGTTTACCTAAACCGGTTAAATCCAAGAACGATATAGTCTGTGTAGGATCTCCTTCATACATAACAAACTTAAAATACGTATCAGCGGAGGTCATTTGTATTTTACCTAAACCTTGCGCAAATATTTTTTCTGTTGCACTGTTACCAACCGTCTTAACTTCAACAACACCAGTGGTTGAATTTCTTTGTAAGTATGCATTCTGGGAAGTCATTAATACTTGGTTAGTATTCAAAAACGATGTAAGGTATTTTGCATATTTAGTAGATGATTCTATCGAACTCGTGCTACCTACGGCATTCATTACTACATTTTTATCAAATAGCTTATTATATACTTTTGGTTGTATTGGATTAATACCTAATTGAATTTTTTGAAGGCTTTTACCATATTTTAATCCATCGCTAAATTGTACTGAAGTCTTTTTCAAAATAGATGTAGAATCTTCTCTATTGTATAATCTAACGGTATAATCAATTCTATATGCAGATGCTGATTGGAACTGTATTATAGGTCTATATAAAATAGGATTTTGATAATTACTATCCTGCACAAATTCTATATTATCAGTCTTTGTCCATACCGCCGCCGCACCGCCAGACCAAACATACTCATAAACATCTAATTGATGAAGTATTATATAATCATTACCAGGTAAATTATTAAGCTGGAGTATAAAGTTATCTATAATGGTACCTTGCCAAGCTGCGTATAATTCTATATAATCACCACCGGTAGAACCTACACATACCGCAGAAACATCTGCATATTGATCTAACGTAGGTAAATCTACTCTTTTTAATTGCCATGTTTGAAAATAATCTTGGCCATTAATAACGGAATTGCTTACAATCCATCCAAAATTAGTTTCAATTAAAGATCTTGTATCTGGACCGATTCCATTAGTAAATTTAGAAATAGGTAAGTTAGATGTATCCACATTAGTAGCTGCAGCTTGGATATAATCATTGATCATATTATACAACGATGGTACTTTAACTTCTATATAAGATGCAAAATACTTGCCATTTAGCAGAAACGGATTAGGATTAATTTGTGCATACGAATCAGATTTTCTATAAGCTAAATTTAAGTAATTTACGTTAGTTCTTCCAGTGACTGGATCTAACCCAGTTCGTGTATTGATTCTAAAATAAAATCCTTCATTGTTTTCAAAATTAAATCCTTGAACCAAATGTAATCTTACTACATCATATTTAACACCAACATCTGGAGAAAATGTTATAGGTAAACTAACGGTATCTGTTAAATTAGGATCATAATCATTTAATGCAACTAATCCATTCAAATCTAAATATCCATAACTCGCAGTTGTTGTGTTTGTAGACACTGCCATTCTAGTTCTTGTGTTCCCGGTTGTATCTGTTTGATTATCATTATTAAATATAAGATTTTCTGTTGCTCCATGAGTATCTTGCATCAATAAAAATGGAGCTACTGTTGTTGAGTAAACATTAGTAGTAGTATCCGTCTGGTCTCTATATTCGTATTCTAATAAAACTGAATCAGAGAGTGATATGTATCTAGATGTGTTAGCCATTTTGTTTATTCTATTTTATATTACTTACTATCCATGATGATGTTGATATCGTAGCTACTCCGACTACAAATCCAACCCATGGTTTTCTATACCATTTATCAACGTGTTTTAATCGATCATCATACAATTGTATTTCTGTATTTAATAAATTTATTTGTCTATTTTGATACATTAATAAAATACTATCTTGATTTGTTAGCATTTCATAATTTTTTAGTTGCAAAGTAAACTCGTTAATAAGTTCTGTTTTAATACTATCTTGAATAGTTAAAGTATCTATCGAATTAAACACACGCTCTAATTCCACACGAGGGATTAAAACTGAGTCATTCTCGGTTTGCGAGAAGACACTAAATGAAACCCCTAATAGTAATACTAATATAAAATTTCTCATTTTTTGTACTTTTTCTTAAAATCCGTAAGCGTATCCTTAGATTTTTTTGTATCTTTTAATTTAGATTTAGTTGTCTTTATACGTTTATCTGACTCTTTAATTTTCCTTTTAGTACCAGCTTTTTTAGTAGCTACTAATTTCTTTTTAACATCAACCTCTTTTATATCATCTTCAATCCCCTTCTTTTTATGATTGAATTCCTTTTTATCAGGATCTTGGAATGTTTTCGCTAATAAGAATATTCCAGCGATTGCAGTTATTATCCCGGCAATCCATTTCAAAATGTTTTTTATTTTATTCATAATAATTCAAGTGTTTTCAAATCTAATCCA